GCTATTGAAGTTGTTAATAATTTCATTGGACAATTTGGTGAAGATTATCAACAAGCATTTGATGCCATATTTGTTAAAGGAGTTAATCCTAAAGAGTATTTCGATACATTTAACACTATAGCTAATTTTTCTGATATGGACCTTTCACAGGAAAAGAATCAGATAGCAGTGATTAAACAAGCATTAACTGATCAAGGTTTTGATGCAGAAGATGTAGAAACTGAAGTGGAAAGATTACAAAACTATGGTGATCTTGAAACTGTTGCTACTAAACATCATAAGGTGTTAGTTAAAAAAGAAGCACAGAAACTTCAACAACTAGAGCAAAACTCAGAAAGAGAATTGCAACAAAAAGCAAGTATTAAGAATCAATACATAAGTAATGTTCAGGCTATCCTTCAAGATAAACTGAAAACAAAGGAGTTTGATGGTATTCCATTGAATCCTAAATTAGCAAGTGAACTACAGGATTTTCTATTAGTAGATAAGTATAAGACAACATCTGGTGAGACACTTACTGATTTTGACCGAACTATTCTAGAAATGAAAAAACCTGAAAATCACCAAATGAAAGTGAAGGTGGCATTGTTGTTAAAGATTCTAGAAAAAGATCCTACATTATCAACTATACAAAAAACAGGCATTACTAAAAAGTCAAATGACTTATTTGGTGAAGTGGCAAGACAAGTACAGAAGGGTGTAATTAAAGGGAATAAATCAGAAAAATCAGATTCATGGTTTTTATAATATATCAATAATAATTTAAAATAATAAAAAATGGCAATTCAAACAATCCCAGGTTTAACTGGTTTTACTTATGCGAGAGTGGCTTCAATGGACAAACGTGCTGTTGGAAAGCTCACTGATTCTAATCACTTAGAGTCTTTTCACTCAACTGAACCTGCAGATTATGATAAGAAAATCATTAGTCTTTACACCCAGAGTTCATTGTACAGTAATGATTTCTTGGACATGATCAACAAGAGCACACCTTATTACATTGATAATAATAGTGATGCTTGGAAATGGGATGTACAAGTTCCTTACAAATTCCCTAAAATCATTGACATTCCTGATTCAACGTTAGCGTTGACCAAACCAGGTATTGATGGTCAGGAGTTTTCATTAGTATTGGATACTAACGAGTTTTCTAAGAATGCTATCATCTCTGTAGGTTCTCGTCAGTATGGTCCACGTTTCTACGTGATCAAAGATCCTGTGCCTTGGAATATGGGATTCTTGTATTCTTTCACACTAGTGACTGATAACCCAACAGTAGACTTTGTAAGTTCCACCTTCTTAAAGACTGGTATTGAACTAGAACTAGTTGATGCTGCTATTGGTGAATTCGATCAAGATTTATTAGGATTGCCTCGTTTAGGTGAGAAGATCACTATGTTTGAATCTTTAGGTTCTGCATATGGTTATGAGCACAAAATCACTGAATGGGCTGATGATAAAATGATGGTTGATGCTTCTGGTAAAGCTCTAGATATTCTAGTGTATGCTCCACAGAGACGTAATCAACTTCCTCTTACACGTAATGATGTTAAGTGGGAACCATTCATTGAATTCTGGATGCGTAAGTCTATGCTTGAACTTAAGGTGAAGCGTATGATTTGGTCTAAGCCAGGTACAGTGAAGACCAATGGTTCTAAACAAGAACTTAAGCGTACCTCTGCAGGTGTATACCACAGAATGCGTAACAATGGTAACTTGGTACAATACAATCGTGGAGAATTCTCTGCTAACTTGATTCGTTCAGTATTTGGGGATCTTTTCTACAGACGTGTTGATGTTAAAGACAGACGTGTAAAGATGTACACCAATGAGGCAGGATTCGATGTATTCCAGCAGGCTCTAAAGAATGATGCTTTAAACTCAGGTTTAACATTCATGGCTGATTCTGGAAACAGATACATGCAAGGAGAAGGACAACACATCACTTACAACTTTGCATTCGATGCAATGGTAACTCGTGAGACTGGTCGTGTTGAACTTATTCACTTGAAAGAATTAGATTTACCACAATCAAATCTAGAATTTGGTCAGAACAAAAAGAGCACACCAGTATTTATGGTATTTGATGTATCTCCAATGTCTGATGGTTCTATGATTAATAACATGAGAGAAGTGAGAATGAAGGGTGCACCTTCTATGACTTGGGGATATATTGATGGAACTCGTCATCACTTAGGATTTGCAAAATCTCAAGGTATGAGCTCTGCTAACAAATTCCCAGGATACGAAATCTGGATGAAAGATCGTTGTGATATCTTTATTGAAGATTTGTCTCGTACAGTCTTGATTGAAGAAATTCCTCAATTCTAATACAATAATACGTTCATCTGCCATCCCATAAGAACTGGTCGCTTAAGATGAGCTTTTTCTCTGAGAAGTGGGCTCTCCACACCTCCCACCTGGGAGAGCCTACATTCTCATTTTCAGAGTGATGACTGAGATTACATGTCTCTTTGCATTTCCTTCAATGGAAACACTCTGCAATAATAAAACCAAAAATAAATTAACTACATTATGGGCAAGATAGGAAAAATCGCCACACTTAAAAGAGATTACAATAACTCTCAATTACAAACAATGCAAGGAGGACTTTCTGCAAAAGGTTTGACAAGAATTCCTGGTACAGGTGTATTCAAATATCCTTATAAGGAATTGGATGGTCAGTATAGAACAGGACTAGATGTTAATGCTGCATATATTCGCAGAATTCAAGATCCACTAGAAAGAGAATTAGAAACTGAACGTGTTAAAGCTCTTAAAATAAAGCTTGAAGATGCTTTAGGTAGTGTTGATTTAGGACCACGTTCTTCTTTTTGGAACTATGGTTTATCAACTTCTGCAGATGATGTACTTCACGTACAAGCTGTTAAGTTACTAGATGGTGATAACTATTTCGATTTAACTAATCCTTTTCAAGAATTAGCTTTTTCTTGGTTACGTGTTCATCCTACAATTGCTTCTAGTTACCAAGCTTGGGAACGTGGAGAATATTCAGCTGACACACAATTTTATGTAGCTGATGATGAGATTGAAAACGCAGTGATTTATAAGAAGAAACAACTAATCAATAAGGCTATTGTGAAGTTTGATTCAATGAGTCCTGAGAAGAAAAGAAAAGTGGCACGCTTATTAGGGTTACCTGTTACAGATGATACTAAAGAAGAAGTGGTATATAACTTAGTAGATAATGTTCTTAAACAAACAGAATTTGCTAATGGTAAATTCCAAGGACTGAATCCTGTTGAAGTGTTTGGCAGATTTGCTGACATGAAAGAAAACTTGCTCCATATTAAAGATCTTGTAAAACAAGCAATTACTCACTCTGTCTATAGATTAAAAACTAATGGCAAAGTGTACGAAGGTGAGTTTGAAGTGGCAAAGGATGAAGAAGATTTAATCAAATTCCTTGCCGACGATGATAATCAAGATGAGTTAATCACTCTTGAACAAAAAGTTAAATCTAAAAAACTAGCTGCTGTTTAAGTAGCTAGTTTAAAAATATAAAGTATGATACCAGTAGATAGTTTATTATATAAAATAGATCAAAAACTAAATAAGCTATCCACAAACGAACATCAGCAAATTAATCTTGAAGATAAAATTTTAGCATTAAATGAAGCTCAGATAAAGCTAATTAAACAAAAGGTTGATGGGTTTAGTACAGTGGGTGGAATGGGACTTGATGCTTTCAAGAAACGTTATGAAGATTTACAAAGTCTTGTAGTAAATTATAATAATCAACCACTTCCATTAACATTAGAAAATGTAGAATTAAATCAATGGGATGCAAATATAAATTCCCTAGTACCAAAATACATGTTCTACTTAGATTGCTATGTAATAGCAGAAAAAGGTAGATGTAAAGATAGAAAGATTTGGATAAACAATGATTTAACTAAACATGGTGATTTACAGTTTCTTTTAAATAATGTTCACTACAAACCATCATTTGAATATCAAGAAACATTCAATTACCTTTCTACTGATAAGATGAGCATATTTACAGATGGTACGTTTACACCAACATCTATTAACATAATGTATATGCGATATCCTGCATACATTGATAAAACAGGATATATTGGATTTGATGGAGATCCATCAGTAGATAGAAATTGCGAACTTGAATTATATCTTGAAGATGAACTTCTAGATCTTACAGTTCAAAATCTTGCAATGTATACTGAGAATCAATCTGCTGTACAAAGTGCAGCATACAGGATACAAACAAATGAATAAAATTTTAAACAATTAAATTAATATAAAAAATGGCTGATTTTTCATTAACCACGTTATTCGTGGTTCCAGTAGGACAGACTGCTCTTCCTAGCTCTGGTTCAACTCAAGACCTCACTGCAGGTCAAGTGGGTATTTTTAGAAGTGACTATACTTTAGCAACAGCTGCTAATATTGCTGCTTCTCCTTATTTTTACATAGCTCAAGGTAGAACAAACACTTATCTACAAGGATCTAAACGTTCTGATAAGATTAAAGGATGTCCATCAGGTTCTGGTTGCAATTCTAATGTAACTGAATGGTACACAGTAAAAGGATGTCCCACTGCTGCAACTCAAGTTACTGATGTAACTAATTGGAATGTACAGTGTGGTGATGTAGTTACATTAACTCTTCGTGCACATTCTTCTTACATTGACACCTTGTATTTCAATGGTTTCACTCGTTCAGTAACTGTTCAAGCTCCTTGCTGTGCTTGTGATGCTAATCCTTGTGATTCAGTTGATATTCCTCAATTCATTGATAGCGTTATTGCTAAATTAGAGCAACAAGCTCCAGGTAACAATCCTGATAACATTAGCTTCAACACTTTCTACACATTTGAACGTTTAGGAAACAATGCTTCTGCAATCCTTCGTATCACTGGAAAGCCTCTAACTGTATATGGTCAGCCATGTGATGTTGCTGCATTCCCTTTTGAATATGACAGAATGTACTTCCGTACGTTTGTATTTAATGGTCCTGCTACCACTGCTGACTTTATTGTTGCTGATAACTGTGACATTGTTGCTGATCCAATTATCATCCAACGTGCTTCTTATCCTTCAGGTCAATCTGCTGAAATTGCTCAACTAGAGAAAAATTTCTACAGCTACCAAGCAGGATACTTAAAGCATCTTTACAGAATGGCTGGATACAACGAGAACTTTGAGTCTTGGGTGTCTCAAGGAGTGACTTATGACACTTATTACATTAAGTTCAATGAGTATAACAAGTCTGCTTATCAGTGGGGTGATTATATCATGGAAGATTCTATGGTGATCATTGCTGCTCCTAACGCAGCTGTAAGTGGAATTGCTGCTGCTATTGAGGCTGTATTAGAAGCTGGTCTAGGTACTGTGGTTAATGATAACTCTTGTGTTACAACCACTTCTACCACCACTACAATTTGGCCTACTACTACAACCACTTCCACTTTAATTCCATAATTGGATAGTTGTAAATTAAATATCACATAACCTATGCCAGAGGTGAGAGGATTAAATCTCAGATCCTCTGGCATATTTATTTAAACTAATTATGCCAGCTTTAAATCTAGATATAATAGTAGTACCTACATATAGTACGTTAACATTAGGTGTGGCTGATGCATCAACATATCCTACCAATCCTCCTATTGTAACAGCTCCTACAATTGAAATAAATGTTCCATCATTAGGAATTGTGATTCTTCCTTTTACACCTAATGATTTTAATATATTTACATCTGCTTCATTAGGGCTAAGTATTTTAGGACAACCTTTGATACCTCTTCCTGATGGAATATACACTCTTAAATACACTGTTGAACCTGCATATGAAAACTTTGTTGTAAAAAGCATAATGCGAGTGGATAGAATACAAGAGAAGTTTGATGAAGCATTTATGAAACTTGACATGATGGAATGCGATAGAGCTATAAAGACTCAACAGAAAGTTAATCTTACAAGTATATATTTCTTTATTCAAGGATCTATAGCTGCTGCAAATAATTGTGCAATAGATGAATCTAATAAACTTTATACTCAAGCAAACAATATGTTAGATAATTTTATTAGAAATAACTGTTATTGCTCTGGTAATAATTACGTTTTAAACTTTAGATAATATGGCTACTTGTAGAGGATGTAATGGAAATTTTGGATGTGGTTGTCAATTAGTTAATGGTCTTTGTGCAATGTGTCGTGCAGCTGCTACAAAGTTTAAACAAGTTATAAAATATGTTAACTCCTAGACTTACCACTTATCCAGCATGTGCTACAGTTACAGCACTTTTAATTGATATAGATTGCAGACTAACAGAATTAGCAAAAAATCTATATAATAATATTATCTATTTATTAAACCAACCCATACCAGCAGAAGCTATGATGGACCTTCTGAATTACAAAAGAATATTAACGTATAAACTTTGTAATCCAGATTACGCTGCACCATTCACTGTAGAAATGATTGCTAGTAGGGTGAAACTTTTAAAATATAAATAAACATGTCTTGTTCAAATTGCTATAATGGATGTACTGAGATTGTCTCAGATAAGTGTGTTAGATACACAGGAATAGATGTTCCTATTTTGGGAATACAAACAGGAGACTCTCTGTCTTATGTAGAACAGGCTCTTATTGAATTTCTTACATCTACATTAGATGGTACAGGAATTAAACTAACTATAGATCCTGCAATTATTTGTGAGGTGGTTAATCAATATCTTCCTGATTGTGAAGACTTAAATGCATTAAATCTTTTTACAGCATTAATTGAAGCAACATGTGATTTACAAGCTCAAATAGATGTAATTGTTGCAGAACTTGCAGCTCTTGAGGGAAATTATGATGTTGAGTGTTTAACAGGCGTATCTGCTACAAGTGGAACACATGATATCTTACAAGCTGTAATCACAAAACTTTGTGATGTGGATGCTGCATTAGTAGCTCTTGCTGTAGACGTAGATACAAACTATGTTAAACTTGCTGATCTAGATGCATTAATACAAGCCTATCTAGATTCAATAACTCCAACCACTCAACAGAACGCTAAGATGGTTCCATTCACTGCAGTGGAATACTATGGTCCATTATCTAATTTTGATGGTTCTGGAAAAGGTATTGCAGGCTTAGGATGGGATAAGATTTATATATGTAATGGATCTAATGGTACTCCTGATAAAAGGGGTAGAGTGGGTGTAGGTGTAACAACAGGTGTTCCTGGAGGAGCAATGTCTGCTGCAGTAGATCCAGCTATTCCAGGTAATCCTACATACACATTAAACTCAGTGAATGGCACAAACAATGTTACTCTTACAACTAACCAAATGCCTGTGCACACACATACAACCACACCTATTCCTGTTAGTCATACACACTTTATATTTGGTAACACTGTACAATCAAATGCTGCCTCCACTATTAATACTGTAGATCAAGTTGCTTATGCTAGAACTGTTAGTTCTCAAGATGTTAACTATCAAGCTATGTCTGCTACAACCCCAGCAACTTTAGGAAAAAGTAGTTCTGAATCTATAAGTGCAAATGTCACTGTTAATAATGCAGGAGGCGGATTATCACATCCAAATTATCAGCCAGCTTTGGCAACAAATTATATTATATACATTCCTTAATTTTAAATTATGTCTTGTTTACCAGGAATGCCTTGTTATAATGAAGCTTATAGAATTGCATTTCCATTTGCATGTAATGATCCTTGTATATCTAGTTTTCAAATTATATACAATGGTCCAAATTTACCTTGTACAGGAATTCAATCTAAAGATAATCTAGAAGTAGCTTTACAGAAGATAGATAATAGAATGTGCTCTGATGAATTTATAGCACATATTATAGATACAATTGAGAACACTCCTCTTCTCCAAGCATACTTTTGTCAATTAGTAGCTTCTTGTTCTA